AGGGGGCGCGGTTGCGAAGGCGTCTTTGTTGTGGTGGTTACTCGGGATGCCTGAAGAGGGTCTTTACGAGTTGCTCCATTACGCGGGGTATAAGATTGATAATGAAGATGCACTTTATACATTATTTGTTGAGGGGCTTCCTCGGTCTGAATCATTCCGCTGGTGGCTTATAAATCCAGACATTCGCGGCTATGAGCACGTAAAGCGGAAGGAACGTTTAGCGAAGAAGCCTTATGTAAGGGCGCAACTTCGTGCAGGGAAGTCATTTACAGGGGCGCCCCGCAAATCGTATGGTTATCGGGGAGTTACGTTCTATAATGCGAGAGTAAAAGAGACTTGGTTGCGAAATCGGGCCTCATTTCCGCATAGAAAGCTCCGAAACGCGGCCCGAAGTGGGCTGGCGAAGGTAGAAAAGCCCGATTGGTGGGAATAGGAGGAGAGATGGGGAGACGAAAGGCACCCGAAGAGGAGCCGATTGCTGCCGAGGTGCTTGAGACGCTCCCTGAAGAGCTTCGTATGCTGCTCGATAAGGGCGCAGTACGCACATTAGAGGATGTAACCGACATTACAGCGATGTTTACGCTACTCGTAGCGGAGCAACAGTTACCGATGCGTCTTTCTAAAGAGGTCCGGTTGTGGACGGAGTTGATGTTTAGTTCTGTAGCCGCGAAGAACGCAACGCCACAGAACGAGGTCAACGTCATCGGCCAGTTGATTCAGCAAGCCGTAGTGAGTGATGCAGCGCCCAAGCAGATAGACGAGGTAATCGACTTGGATTCTATAGTGATGCCCAAGACGAAGGTAGTGAATGGACGATAACGCTGCCGCACTGAAGGCGCTTGAGTGGTTGCGCGACCCGAGAAGTTCTCTTCTTTCTCTTGGGCAAGTGCATGACCAGAAGACGGGGCAGTTTGTAAAGTATGCTCCCGAGCGTCTGACACACACGCTGCAACAGGGCATTCTTGACTATGCGTCAGCGCCCCCACGTACAAGTAGCGGGCAGACGAAGTTCTTAACAGTGCTCACCGCCCGGCAGATGGGGAAGAGCCTATCGAGTGAGTATGTGTTGTACCCAAAGGCGGCGTATCAGCCGGGGCATGACCACGTATGTATTGCAGATACACGCGACCGCGCGGAGTATCTCCACAAGCGCGTCCACCACCTGCACGAGCGTTGGCCTACGGCGTTGAGGTCGGAGACATTAGCGACGAGAGAGACGAGACAGCTAACTTTTCATCCCAGGCAGGGTGGAAAAATGCGCGTTTTGTCTGCGGAGGCGGGGACGGTGGGTGTCGGACAGTCGCCTGACAGTTTCCATGCATCAGAATGCGCGTTTTGGGCTGATTTTGCGGGCTCGATGTTCCTTATTTGGCCTTCTTTGATGAATAGGGACCATGCTTTGGCGATTTTCGAGTGTACTCCGTGGGAAGCCAACAGTGATTGGCACCATCATTGCCTCGAAGCTAAACGGGGTGCGGGAAGGCATTGTTACGTCTTTGCGCCATTTTGGGACGGCGTTTTGAACGAACGTCCCTGGGCAAAAGACGATGTTTTGGAAAATGAGGAGATTGACCTCTTAAATCGGTACGGAGAGGCCGGATTACGGAAGGAGCACATTGCATTCCGTCGTTTAATGATGGATACCGACGTTAAAATCCGCCGTAATCCCGAGCTTTTCCAGGTTTTCTACCCGTTCGACGATACGAGTTGTTGGATTACGTCATCGAACGCAGCGATTCCCGCGAATGCGATAGAGAAGCATAAGAACAGCCCTGACCTCGTTGATTGGAAACCTACCTTGGGCTACCAAGAGTACGAGGCTCCGCAGCCAGACGCGCTTTATGTTCTTGGGGCTGACCCTTGCGGTCATGCTGCGCGAGACCACGCATCTTTTCAAGTTCTAAAATGCTATGATGGCGAATGGACACAGGTGGCAACATATGCCGAACACAGCGAACCGATTGTTTTCAGTAACAAAATCGTGGAAGTTGCGACCCGCTATAATAAAGCGATGGTCGTTGTCGAATCCAACGGAGTTGGGCAATCTGTCCTCGCGTTGCTCCGAGACTGGGACTATCGAAATCTCTACTATGAAAAGCTCAAGCGACCTGGCTTTACTACGACAAGTAAAAGCCTGGACCAGTCGTTGGGATGGTTAATCGACGGTTTGCTCGATGAGCTTGTGTTGCGCGATAAGGATTTGATCGATCAGCTAATGTCATACAAGAATGACAAGCGGGTCGAAGAGAACCCTAACAGTGAGATTATCCGGGGCGGTTCATCGAGGCGGCGTCGCGATCGTCACCACTGGGATAAGGTGAGCGCTCTGATGATGGCGTTGGCCGGAGTGCGACAACTGCCGAGACGCCAAAAGCCGCAAGCAGAACGAGTTGAAGAGAACGTGGTATTGTTCCCGTCGTGGGACGCTTGGAACGATTACCAAAATAAGGTAAACGCTGATAAGCGGAAGAGAGAAGCCGGTTCTTCATTACGAAAGTCCCACGGTGCTTGGTATAACAAAGGTCCACGGAGGCGGTAGCTGATGGCAAGCGAACGCAACTACAGAGAAGAGTACCTCCGTGACCATTCTGGCACAAAAGCCAAGAAGCATCGTGCTCGCCGTAACAAGTTGCGGAGAGAAGCATTGCAGAGAGGGGTTGCCAAGAAGGGGGACGGGAAAGAGGTTGATCACCGCGTTCCGATGTCCAAGGGCGGCTCGGATAGCCCTTCCAACACCCGCATTGTAAGCCGCGCCACAAACCGGAAGAAGCAGGATAAGCGTTATGGCTAAAACTGCGGAAAAGACCGACCCAAAGAAATGGGAAGCCGCCAAGCGAGATGCCAAGGCCAGGATGGGCGGGAAGCACTCTGCTCGGGCAATGCAGCTTGCTACCAAGCTGTATAAGGAACGGGGCGGCGGCTACAAGGGTAAGAAGTCTAAATCGAATAAGTTATCGAAATGGACACGCCAGAAATGGAAATACTCTGGCAAAGATAAGCCAGGACCTGGGGGAAAAGGTGTTTATCTTCCAGAAGCTCGGATCAAGCAGTTGAAGAAAACTGAAGAAGGGCGTAAAAAACTCCGAAAGGCAGTGGCCAAGAAAAATAAAGCTACCCGTGAGGGCAAGCAGTACAGTTCTCACGGTTTAGCCGCTGGGACATCGTAAGGCTGGAAGGGATAATCCATGGCATTAACAGGCAATCAAATCAACGAACTCATCGGAGTTCACAAGTCTCGCAGCAGCCGTGAACGCAGCCAGTGGGACCGTTATCTCCGTTGGTATCGTTCCCAGTATTGGGGCCCTACTCCAGACATGGCGTTTGACCGCTCCTCTGACCAGCAGGTAGCTGTTGAAACGAACTACCCCTATGCCTTTATCGACTCGATGGTATCGAGCATCGTGCCCCCGAACCCGCAAGTAAGTGTCGTTCCTCGGGCACCGAAGGCAGCGGAGAGCGCGAAGTACCGGGAAGCGTTGGTTAACGATGTGTTCCACCGCAATCGTATGGCGCAGCATCTTTGGCGTTTATCTACTTACGCCTCTGTATGTGGTCGTGGTGTGATGAAGGCAGTGTGGCGTTTTGAGAAGCAATCGGTAGAGTACCGCGTCATCGACCCACGTTTCATCTGGTTTGATCTATCCGCAGAGAAGTGGGAAGACATCAAATACGTGATTGAGGTCACCGCACTCACGAAGGCCGAGTTTGAGCGCCGTGCGAAGGCACCACTTGACCCGAAGAAGCCGCGCGGAAAGAAGCGTTATGCTCCCGAGGTCGTAAAGCGCGCCGAGTTTGGTAGTTACCCGACGTGGCTCAAGCCCGCATTGAAGGAAGCACAGCAGATTAACAGCGAGGTCTTTGATTGGGTCATCGTATACGAAGTCTACGACCTGACTTCAAATCTGTATTATCATTATCTTGAAGACATGCCGGAGCCCTTGTTTAAGGGAGACCTGCCGTATCGGTTTGTCCGCAATCCGTATCGATTGCTGACATTTAACGATAATCTTCAGAGTCTTGAAGGGATTAGCGACATCCAAATCATCGACCGTCAGCAGCAGATGTTGAACGAGTTGGATACTTTGGAACTCCGTCACGCCCAGGCAACAATCCCCGTCACGCTTTTCCATGCAGGGATGGTAGATAATCCCACGGCTTTCGCGAACAATCTGATGGAAGCCACTTCTCCAGGTGATGCGGTTGCATTGAATGCACGTCCTGGGGTTGGGATTGGAGATGTAGTTGCGCATACTCCGACAGCGGTGCTTTCGCCGAGTTTCGACAAGATGCGAGAGCGGTTAATCCGTTCAATCGAGTTTGCGCTTGGTCTGCCACAATACTCTCGTGGTGTCGTCGGTGTGGCAGATGTAGCTACGGAAGTGGCGTTGGCAGACCAAGCCATTCGAACTCGTAATGGTCGGAGGCTACAAGCCATCCAATCGTTATTGGAGTGGGCAGCGAAGGCAACCGTAGGGCTTTATGAAGAGTTCTTGCCATCAGATTCACAGCTTCCGATTCGTCTTACGGGTCGGCGCGAGTCGCTGATGGTGACCAGAAATAGCCTTGCAGCACGTCACCCAGGCAAAAAGTACACGCAAGAGCCGATGGATTACGATTATGAAGTCGTACCATTCTCTCCAACAGAGAACAGCCGAGTGATTCAGTTGAAGAACTTGAGTCAGGTACTTGACCTCTTCTTACAGAGTCCTGATGTAGACAATCGGGCTTTGTTAGAGACGCTTACTGACCTTCTCAATCTTGATGCGAGTTTGCTTCGAGACGAGAAAGAGGTAGCTGCGGAGCAGCAAGCGATGGCCGCAGCAGCAGCCGGTGGTGGGGCAGCACCCGGAGCACCACCGCCTGGGCCAGAAGGGATCGCAGGCCCCGGCGGCGTCGTCCCAGGAGCCCCCACAGTCCCCATTCCGCCTCTTCCCGTTGGCGGCCCAGGAGTAGGATAAGATGGCAACAGCAGAATATATGGAAGCCCTTAAACGGCGATTAGCAGAAGTTGCTGCCGAAGCCGCTGTTGAGGATGCAGCCCAAGAAGCAGCCCAAGACGAGGGAATACGTGAGGAAGAAGGGCTACCACTCCCGAAGGCGACTAAACAAGGAATCATATCCAGCCCTGATACCGACCCCAAGGGTGTTTTCCCTACTGGCACCCCATATAGTGTCGTACCCACCCCCCCAGGCACACCCAGGAGCACACCCAGGAGTGGGCTTTCACCGCTTGAACAAGAAGCAGATGAGGAACAAGAGGCTGAAATAGCACAACGAGAGCGAAAGACCCATCCAGCCTACCGGCCAGGGGAGTCGATTCCAACAGTAAGTAGGGGTGATGTAGAGGCGCATATGCGGCGTCATGCCTTTTTCCAGGGTGAAGGGGTAAAAAACCTCTGGGAGAGCGCACAAGCGCAGGCTGGGAGAAAGGGAAAGTACCCGCTGACGGTACAGCAGATGAAAGAGGACCATCCTGAAATCTGGGAAAGATTCACCGAAAGTGTTTTGAGCCGAAGCAACTTACGCCGAGAAGTAGCAATGGAAAGGTTCCCCAATACGGCGGATCTTCCTGGCCCAAGACAGTTTCTTTCGGATCGCTTACGGCAACCCACCCCCAGGAGCGAGAGTATTGAGCCGAAACCTCCGCCCCCAGCGCAAGGTAGTAATACACTTGAAGAAGTTTTGGGCCGAGGCGGATTTAGGGCAGGAGAAGAAGTTTTTGCTGTAACAGAGGATAAGAAGCCCTTACGGCGGAAGGGGACCATCGAGGGGGGCGAGCCCAAGGTGCTCTCAAAGACAAAGGCTGAAGGAGGCCCCCCAGTGTTTGGGCCAGCACCAGCACCAAAAGAAGAGCCAACAGTCCGCGAACGCAGGAGAAGCGCAGTAAATACAGCCCTTAATAATGCAGCAAAATCCAGGACTGGCTCACAGTTAACCACCGCCGGGTTTGCAGTAGGAGATTTTATCTAATGCCTATTTACAGCATCAACTGCCCAGAGTGTGGGGTCATTGAAGACTTCCTTTCTTTTGAAGTCACTGACAATACGCATCCGTGCCCCGATTGCGGAACGGTTTCTCCGAAGCTTGCAGCAGCTTGTGTAACGGTTGGGCCTATGCCTTCAAAGCCGATTCAGTCGAATAGCGCTGGGGTGTCCATCGAGAGCAACTCTCAACTCCGGGCATACAAGAGAGAAAACCCGCACGCTAACTTCGTAGATACTTCTTCTGCGTATTGGAAGCGGAAGAAAGAGAATCTTCTTGAGCGAAGAGAGACTTCAATCAAGAAGCAGGGCTATAAAGATTTCCAAGAATATAAGACCGAAAAACGAAAGGAAGTCGGTCGTACTCCCGTTACTCCTAAAATCCAAGTTGGAGGCTGAAATGGCCGAACTCCCCCCTCCCGAAGAACTCGAACAGATGAGCATGGAAGAGCTTGATGCGCTTGCAGCACAAGTAGCCGGGGGAGCACCTCTCCCTGGGCCAATGGACCCGGCAATGGCAGAGCCGATGCCTGAAGCTCCTATGGAAGAAGCTCCGATGCCTGAAGCAGCGATGGAAGAGCTTCCTGGTACAGAAGCGCCTCCGATGACGGGTGTTGAAGAAGCGCTTGCAGGCATTCTTTCTGCAACAGCAGATGCTTCGATGGTTGTACAACAGCTTCGTGAAGCTGGTTTTAAGATTGTTCCGGCTGATGGTCCTTCGGATGATCAGATGGAAGCTATGACTCCTGAAGCGGAAGAAGAGGCTTCGGCAGCGGCTGAACTGGTTGATGGCGCTGAAGAGGCGGGAGATGCCGCTGAAGAAGAACCCAAAAACATGAAAGAGCGCCGTCAGCGTGCGGCGCGCAATGCGCTTGAGAAGAACGCATAGGAGCCACAGATGAGTGAAGTTGCCACAACTGAAACCACTTCCACTGAAGATGCCGCGCCGGTAGAAGTTTCCTCCGAGTCCAGTTCGGGGGGAGCTTCTACCGATGCATCTGCGGGTGCGCCGGAGACTTCGGCTGATGCATCCACGAATGGGTCAGATAGTTTTGATTTTTCCGGCTGGGATGGTGCGGAAGAGTCTTTGCCGGAAACGTACCGTCCGATTTACACGAATATTAACGAGCGGCTGAATACGGGCGTTAATGATCTGCGTGAAGGCTTGCGCCGTGACCGCGAGATTTACCAGGCACTTCTCGATGGAGAGGATGTAGCGGGTAAGCAAGCAGAAGAGTTAAAGACCTTACGCGCCGAGTTGGAGGGGTTGCAGACAAACTCTTCTTCTTGGGCAGAAGAGAAGACGGGATTTGAGTCCCAGATTTCGGAGTTGAGCGGTAAGCTTCAACAACTCCAGGAAGCCGAGCAGGCTGCTGTAGACGAATGGGCACAAGCTTTTCAGCAACAGCACGAGCAGATTTTATCTGATGAAAAAGTAAAAGCTGATTTTGTTGCAATGCTGGAGGCTGGGGTTGATCCTGAAGTTGGGATTGAACTCGTTCAGGTGCCAGAGGCCGTATCTAATAAGGCTTTACAGTACATGGGTGACGGCGTTCCTGGTAGTTATGCCTTGCGCTTGGCAAAAAACGAGGCACAAGAAGCAGAAATAGTTGAGCCTCGACCAGCAGCGCAGTTGACCGCAGGCGCCACTCCCGCTACAGTTCCAAATAGTTCGGAGAAATCTCTTACTTCGAACACTTTTTCCATTAGGGATGTTCGTCGTTTGGCGGCAACCCGAGCTTTTAAGAAGCGTATTGGATGATTCCACAGCCAAGTGAGGAGATAACTCATGGCCATTTCCCCCGAAGTGCTGAATGATGCGCTTCAAGATCTCGCTCCGACGTATTCAAACTTGTTTGAACGTTTCTCTCCCGTTCTTCAGAAGATCGTGGACAAGGGAAACATCGAGCGCAATCGCGTTCGCGGTCCTTTTAAAGAGTTCCGCGTTGTTACCGATGGTCCGGGTGATGTCACCCAGATCGTAGACGGTGGTGAAGTTCTCGCTTCTACGCGAAAGGACATCACGGCCAAGGGTAGCACCTACGGCGCACGTATGATCTACAGCTTCCTCGTTCCTGACAAGGACATGGCGGAAGCAACTGGACCTGCTGATGTCGAGCACATCATTAAGCAGTACCCAGAAGCGGGGTTGATGGACTTCCACCAACGTATCGCCAAGCAGCTTATGAACGGTAACGGAACCAACGTTGGTGGTTTCCTTACGTTCAACGGTGACACGACTTACGCCTCGCAAGACGGTACGAACCGTGCCGGTGCTTTCGAGTTCCAGACGGAAGCAAGTCAAACCGATCAAGTTTTTGGTCTTACCAAGAACACGGTTTCGGGATGGTTCAACGGCTACCGTGACATCTCCTCGATGGCTTCGGATGGTATTTCCAAGCTTCGTCAGGCATACTTCGGCGCTTCCCGTCGCGGTAAGATGAGTGGTCCGGTTGACCTTCTCCTCGCTGACGAACTCTCCTACACCAACTACATCGACCTTCTGGATGATCGCATCATCGTTGAAGATGCGGTGAAGGGTGAAGGCGGAGCGGAAGACTTGAAGCAGGGAATCAAGTTCCTCGCTGCAACGATGTTCCTCGAAGAGTTCCTTGAGCCGACTGATACGGCTGTCTTCAGTGCAGCAGCACAAGACGGTGTGATCTACGGTCTTAAGACTTCGACGTGGCACGCTTACACCTTGGGCTCTGACGCCAAGATGGAAACGACTGGCGACTTCGCCATTCGTGGCCCGCTTCGTCGTCCCGACATGGATGCTCACCAGTTCGAGTACGTCCTTTACATGGGTATGTACTGCGACATGCTTTCCGCTAACTTCGCCGTAACCGGCGGACGCATCCCGTAAGGAGTTTACAATGCCTACAAATGCTTTTCCATCAACTGTTACACAGGTAGATACCGCCGCCCGCTTCCCCCTGGGCTATTTGGTAACTGTTCCCGCCAAGGGCGCAGGCACCGATGCTGATCGGGGTGAGCAGGTTTGGGTTTACGTTGCAGCAGAAGCCGCTCTTGCGACTGGCGACATTGTTGTTCGAGATCCCAGTGCTCTTACCAACGATATGTATGGGGTTACTCCATCTGCGGGCGGCGCTTTAGTAGCAATGTCGGTTGTTGGTGTTGCACAGCACACCATCGGTAGTGGCTCGTTCGGCTTTGTCCAAGCAAAAGGACAATGCCTCGTTAAAAACGGCACGGCAGATATTACCGCAGATACAGGCATCACTTCTGGTGGTAGCAGAAACGGTGCGGCGATTGATATTGCCGCAGGGGCCGAGCACTGCGTATTCGGCTTCTCTTTGGAAGCTGAAGCTACGGACAACACTACGTTTGATGCGTACATCAACTGCTTTGGTGCCTAAAAGGACGTAGCCCATGAACAGGGCTGACATTCGTCAGGCTGTCTTCGATCAAGTCGATTGGCAGCCTGACACATCCGAAACACTGTTGAGTAGGCTTGATCGATTTATCAATCGGGCCTACCAACAGTTAGCATTAGAGGCCCCATACTTCTTTTTTGAAGATAAGGTCTCTTTTGCTACGCAGCCGGATGTAAAAAATGACAAGACCGCTGCTACGGACCTTGTTCGGACTGAAGCTGGGAATGATCAGTGGGTGCTTACGCGCCCTCGGGCCATTGCCGGTGTTGATGACTGGACAGTAGATGGGACGTGGGACGGTCGCGTAATCGAGGTCAAAGACCCTCGGGGTCAATGGCATCGGCGCATCGCGCGGGAGTTCTGGGAAGACATTCCTTCTGGGCTGTTGTTTGTTTCCTTGGATCGTCCTTGGCCAAACACGACAGACATCGACATGGAGTACCGGATTACTACTCCCCGGTACTTCCTTCCGGCTGATGTAATCCAGGTAAACTCGGTACGTCTTTGGGACCCCACGCGGCGCGCTCCTCTCGCTTTGACTTATGAAGAGGTAGCGGAGCGGTACAGCCTGGATGATATTCAGGGCGCGACAAACGCTTCAGGAACTCCTGTCCGCGCATTCCGTCAGGGGCATTGGAAGATCCAAGCTCCTACGAAGGCTCCTGAAGTAGAAAAAGCTGGTCCCTGGAACGGGTCAGATGCTGCTGGGCAGTTCGATTACTGTTTCACATACGTGTGGGGTAAGCGCGATTCCGAGTACGTCCTTCCAATGGGTACAAGCGAAGCGCTCTGGGAAAGCTCCCCTTCTCCGATCAGCAGTAAGATTACAGCGGCGATAGGTTCAGCTACCTCTTCAGGCAATGGGATTCGACTAACGCTACCCAACATCGATTGGATGTTGAACTTCGATCAAACATCTACTGCTCGGAAGACGCGGAGTGGCCTGCGTAAGCGTATTTATCGCCGTCGTTATACAGCTACAGACCAGCATACTGACAGCGAGTCCTCTGAAGTCTTTGAGCTTTTGGCTGAAGTTGATGGCGCTACGACATTGTATGAAGACAATGGCGATACGCTTACGGATATTCAACGCCGCCTTAAAACGATTCATGGGTATCACACACTGCAACTTTCTCCTCTACCTGACGATCGGTATGACGTAGATGTTCGTTGTGTGCGCCGCCCCCAAGAACTTGCTAACGATTTTGATGTACCAAATATCCATCCAGAAGCGATGGATATTCTAATCTACAAGGTTCTCGTCCTTTTCTACGAAGCGATGGGTAACCCAGAGATGTCTGTTCGATCTCAACAGATGTATGAGGACAGGCGCACAACCCTAAACAATCGGTATGGGTCTTTGCCCGATACCTTCAGGAAGCGCCTCGCACGGGCTTCTGATAGACTGCCCAGATCTACAATGCTGATTGATACATCTGGAGATGGTTATGGATATTGAATACGATTTGCCTGAAGGCGCACCGATTCCTGGCGCGATGTACTACTGCCACGCTGCTGATGGTACGCGAGACTTTATTACGGTAATCGCCCTTGAGATTGCCCGAGATGGGCGTCACTGGCGTGCTATTGTTTCAGGTGTCCGGTTCGGCAATGAGCGTATTACTGATACGGACAATCGCCTTGTCCGAATGAAGTACACGCTTTATTCTGCTCCCAGCCCTTCTGCCGCGTTCGCTAACCTCTCTTCCCAGGCAAAAGAGGAAGAAGCACCTAACGCAGCAGACCTGGAGCTTTACGACCAGATCTTGTAGGAGCCACTATGCCCGACGAAAGGAACAGGAACATCGTCGGGCCGCTGTTCCTACGAACGCAGTCCGACGAGATTCTCGCCCCCGAGAACGTAGCAGAGAAGATCGAAAACTTCGAGATTACTGCTACGGGAACCCTGCGTTCTGTAGAGGGGCCGATCCCCTTTGTTCCAGCCATTCCTCCTGGCCCTGCTGGTAACTCCACGACAACCTCGCCAACGTACCCAAACTACGGAACGATGCACGGCATTTTCCACGCTAAACTGGATGGCGGTGCGCGGGATGTGCTTTTGGTGCATAGCGGGAGCGAGCTTTTAGAGTTCAACGGAAAAGCGGCAGGAACTCTGGACACCTGGACTACGCTGGTATCCACCTCTTCTGGGCTACTCAATAGAACGCTCCAGGATGACTCTTCTCCGCAGTTTCCCTGCCAGTTCGAGTCTACCCCTCGGGGAATCATCATTGTCCCCCAGGGAGGCTCTGAAGCCCTAATGTATGACGGAGATATTCTTCTCCCCCTGGGCTATTCTGCTGTTCCCGCCGCCCCCCAGGGTTTTGGGCCAGATACAACGACAGGTAACGTAGCAGCTACCCCGAATACAGGGGGGTATAACGCTGACTACTACAAGATGAACCAATCAGATCAAACGGTGTCCGCCGCAGGAGACCGTACAGATGCTTTTGGTGACGGTCGATTAGGTACACTTCAGACGACCCCTGGAATGGCTACTCCAAGCGATACGGATTCTCCAAACGCCGGAAATCTTCTTTCGGGCAGTTATCGTTGTGCGGTTCAGTGGATCAACCATTTTGGGGATGTGTCAGCCCAATCGTCCAGATCGAATCCGGTTACGTGGAACACGCAGCACAGTGACATCGACCCAACAACGTCTGGCGGCCCTGAAGTAGCAGCACGCCTTGAGACTGTTTTAAGGCAAGTAGTGTGGGCATCCATTCCCCCAGGCCCAGATGGGACTAAAGGCCGTATCCTTTCGCGCACGCTCGATGAGCGAAACGCTGAAACTACAGATCTCTTCGTACT